ACATTTTTTTCCAATTGATCAAATATTCTTGGTGATCCTTTTTGAAAATAACTTCTCATTACTTGCTTTGTGATTTTTTAATCGCAGCTGCTGTTGGTGCACCCTTCTCACCTTTTTTTCTCATTTTTTCGCCACGCTTTTTCTTCATCATAATATTGTACCAAAGACCTTTTCGTGCTTTACGACCGTCTTTAGTTGTGTGATACATAGATCCGCCTTTTTTTGCTTCAGCTCTATCTACATATTCTTTACCCATACCTTTAGCCATTCCTTTGGCTCTAGCTTTTTCCCAACTTTCAATTTGACCGTTTTTGTTTATATCTTTTGGTCCAATAGTTTTTGATCCATTACTAAAATATCTTCGCATTTTATTCTCCTTATTTTTTATTCATATTTATCACATCAGTTGCCTTAAGTCCATATATGGCCGCGACTACTGAAACCCAAAGGCCCACTATCCACCAAGGCATCTCTTGTAATTTTTGAAAATACAAGTCAATCTTTTCTTGCATTTTTTCATCTTCTGCAAATACAGAATATGCTAACAAAAACAGAGGTGAAGAAATTGTCAAAAGTACAAATTCGTCCTTCCAGTCTGATTTTTGATTTTCTGCAATCTTGCCACTAAACTCTATTTCTCCACGTTTCATTTTTTCAATGTGAAGAAGTTTAGCTTCTGACATTGCAACGTCAGCTGCTTTTTTATTTTTATAGATTTCTAGTCCAGATTTTAAACCTTGACCTAACAATCCCCACGGAAACATATTAGTACCAAGTTGCTGTTTGTTTTCTAGCTTTGCCAGTACCTTTTACAGTAACTTTTTGAGATTCACTTGGTTTGCTCATCTCAACTGGTTTTCCGCCTGTTGGATATTTAGTTTCAACAGTTTTTTTGTTCTTTTTTTTCATATTAACCTCTTTTTTTGCTTTTACCTGCTTCAGAAAGTGCAATCGCAATAGCTTGTTTACGACTTTTCACTTTTTTACTACTTTTTCCTATGTTGAGTTCACCTTTTTTGAACTCTTTCATAACAGTTTTAACTTTTTTATCTGATTTTGTCATCTTTTTTCTCATTATTGTCTTCTTGGTGTTGGATTTGGTATTGTTTTTGATAAAATTGTCTTTTCAATTGATGTATCTGCTCTCAATTTAGCCAATTCTTCGTTTTGTCTTAACTTATCTTCTTGAGTTCTTTGATTCATCATCGCTCTCATCTTATCTAAGTTAATTCTATCTTCACCTTCCATTCGTTTTCTCTCATTTTCTTGAGCTTGAAGGTCTAATTCTCTTGCTCTTAATTTAGCAATAGGGTCATTATCAAATTGTGAAGTTATTTGTTTTTCTTCGTTCATAAATTCTTCCATCATTTCAGCAATTAGTTTTGCTTTTCTTGATTCAATTCTTTCAGTTAACATTTTAACTTGCATTTGAATGTTTGGATCTTGCATTGCTTGTGGATTTTGTTGAATAGCACCTAATTGTTGCATTTCATTTTGAAATTCTATTTCAACTTGTTCTTGAGCCATTAAAGAAATGTGTTCAAAACAATTTTTTTCTAACGAAGCCATAATCATAGGATTATTTCTTGCCATATTAGTCGCCATAAAATTTAAGTGAGCTGTAATGTGCGCTCTGTGATCCTGACCTGGAAAAGCTTGGAACGGCTTCCCAGCGAGAGCATCAATATGTTCTAACGCTGGGTCCTTTGGTGCGGGTGGTTGTGGCCGAAGTAATACTTGATCAATATCTTTAACTCCTAAAGCTTCATACATATGTCTGTAAGCATTGTACATATTGTGCATTGCTGGATTTGATGTAGCCAGCTGCAATTCCGTTTGCGCAAGGGAAATACGCTGTGTCTGTGAGAAAATATTTGGATCTGCAACTGGCAATATATCTACCCTGTCGTCAAAGTCAGCTTGTTTAATCATTTTCTGTCCTCCAACAACGTCATATGGATATTCAGGTGGTAGATATAATTTGAATACTCTAGAAAGTAATTTAAATTCTTGTTTTAACGCTGCATAGATTCTTTTATGAATCGCAGACATAGTCCTTGATCCTCTTTCTAGCAACGCAACTGTCGTACCCACTGCGGCTTGTTGATTACCCTCACCTACTTGTAGGTCAGCTATAGATGCGAAACGCTGACCAGCTTGTACTACGACGCCCATAAGTGCTAAGAGAGTTTGTGATGGTTCCTTGAAAGGTAACATCATAAATGCATCTCGAATGTTTCCACCTGGTGCGTCGACATCTCTAAATTCGCCAGGTTGAATAGACTGTGCATCATCTCTAATTCTTATTCCACGCTGTTTAAAACCAGCTGGTAAATTGGATAATGTTCCTGCATCAATTAATTGTCTTAATGCAGTTGTTGCAGTTCTAGATAATCCGCCAATCATATGAATTAAACCAAAACCATAAAAACCTAAACCTGGTAAAAATTTAAAATGTACGAAATATTGAATTTTGTTTTTTTTAGGATCATTAACTTCATAATTTCTTCTAATAGATAAAATCTCTCTAGAATTTTCTTCTAATGTTACAATGTAAGGTAATTTAATTCCTGTTGGCAATCCATCCATTCCAACATCTTCAAAACCTTCTAAATCTAAATTAGTATGAAACTCTAAAATATTAAATACATCTTCGTCTCTACCTTTTGATTGACCTTCTAGTTCACGTTCCTTTTGTTCAACTTCAGTTTCATTTACAGGTCCTGGTTTAAGAGATATGTCTCTGTAAAAACCAGCAACTTGCTGTTTACGTAATTCATTTTCAGAAATTTTTACCACGTGGATGATTGACTCCGCATCATCTAATGAGGTAGCTGAATACGGAACGATCAAATCATCTGCGGGTACGAATTTTGATACCGCTCTATTTTCTACGGCATCAAAATAAACTTTTTTAAATGAAGAACCTGCTAAAGGTAAATAAAATAACATTTGATCAAACTCTGGTTCATATTCTTTCATCTGATCCATAAGTTGATAGTTCATAAAATCTTTTACACGACCAGCTTGTTGAACTTTATCAGGAGTTGCTAATCCTAAAATTTGAGTTCTCACAGGTCCGTCTGCAGGTAATAATTCTTTGTAAGCTAATGATTGAAATTGAGTTACAGCTTCAGCTAAAACAGGATGCGTTGCACCTGAAGCTCCTTGAAATGGTTCTGTTCTATTGTCGTATTTAAATCCTAATAAATCTAAACCTTCTCTATAAGATCTTTCCCAATCTTTTCTAGAAGTTTTGTAATCTTGATAGTTTTGATAAAGTGTACTTCCTAATATTCCTAAAACTGAATCATCTACAAATTCTGCTAAGTTAGCATTGTGATCTGCTTGAATGTTTTGTAATGCGTTTGGATCAAAATTAATATCTACACTGCCGTCTTCATTTTCTAAGACTTCAGTTTCACCGCTTGGGTTTAAAATTTCTGTATCCGCTATAACTTGTTCAGTCTCTTGCTCTGGTGTGAGCTGAGTCATTATGTTGGGTAACGATTTGTCTATTTCTGCCATTTATTTTCTCCGAAGGGATTGTTTTAACAGTATTATATTGAATATTCAAGCCTTGTGGTTGAGGACCCGACTTAGGTGGAATAAGGTGTTTCTTAGGATAATTACTCATCTATAACATCATCTCTCATTGTATCGTCGTATTCACCGTATTGCTCATCCAACAATTTTTGTTGACCTTCTTTAGATTCATAGTACTTGTATCTCTCTAATTTTTTTCTTTTTTGTAATTCAGTTACTGGTTGTTTCATAACCGCCGCTTCTACTTCAGTTAGATCGCTTGCTAACTCATTAAAGTTATTTGTTTCAAAAGTACCATCTGATGTTATCTCATAATCTTCTGGGCTACCTGAATAAGCAGGTGATGACTCTTGTGCTATAAATTCATCAGCCTCTTTAATTGGTTTACCCGCAGCCTTAGATGCTTCTTCAGATATTTGACCAGGTTTGTAATACAATCTAACTGCATCTTGGTATAAAGTTTTCATACCATTAATATAAACATCTATCTCTCCAGTATCTAATTGACGATAAACTGTAACTTCGTGATCTGCTATGTCTGCAAGGTGCACAGTTTGTCTTTCCTGTGTTGACATTTTTTGAGTAATATCAATTCCTTCATTTATAACTTTATTAACTAAAGGTTCAAAAAAATCTGGCATACCTGCTGTTTTATTAATTGTAATGTTAGCAACTTTGCCAGCTCCTCTTCCAAGTTTTAAATATTTTCCAACTACAGGTAATGCAGCTAGACCAAGTAATAACTGATTAAATAATCTTCTTGATTTATTAATGTCCTCTGGTCCATTTTTAAAACCAATTCTTCCTCCTTCTGCCTTACGCATATATCTGTCATTAAATTGATCAAACAATCTTTTTAATTGTACTTTTTCAGAAACAGGTACAAAGTCTGCAATCATTAATCCTGGTATAGAAGCTAACAGTTCTTGTATTTTATCTTGGATAGATAAACCACC